ACATTGTTTAATACAATGACTGGATTAACGATAACTGGTGATTTAACTGTTACTGGTGGTGCTTCATCATTATTTAGTGGTAATAGTTCATCTGACCTTGTTAGGGTTACACAAACTGGTACTGGGAATGCATTTGTTGTAGAAGATTCTAATAATCCAGACTCAACACCATTTGTGATTGATGCTAATGGTAGAGTTGGTATAGGTGGAGTAAGTCTATCTGAAAAATTAAATATTGATGGGAATATAAGTTTAATTAGTTCCGCAAGTACAAAAATAAATATAGAATCTGGAGCTGGTGTAAGAACCTATTTAGCGGCAGATGGTCAAGGTTCATCATTTGGGTCTTTAAGTAATCATGATGTTGTATTCTATAGGGGTAACTCTGAATTTGCTCGTAGAACGGCAACTGGATTTGGAATTGGTACGGCAACACCATCTGCTAAATTAGACGTTTCTGGTGATACTAAAATAAGTGGTGGTTTAACAGCGACTACAATTTCAGCAACAACTTATTATAATTTACCTACAGATGTAACAGTAACTGGTGGTACTTATGCTGCTGGTACAGCTACATTTACTAACAATACTGGTGGTACGTTTAACGTTACTGGATTTAGCACTGGGACAACCACTGGTTTAGGTACCGCTAACTATTTAACTAAATGGACTGGTTCAACTGGTCAAGGTAATAGTATTATTAGAGATGATGGTACCAATATTGGTATTGGAACAGCACCAGAAGCTGATAATAAATTTTCAATTTTTACAGTTAGTAATAACACTTATGGTTTATGGGTTAGAAACGCTAGTAATATTAGTGGTGCTAAAGGTATATATGGTTTAAGTAATGGTAATGTTGGAACTCAAACTGGTGTGTGGGGTGTAGGAGAAGGACACCCTACAACTGGTACTAGTATTGGTGTTGATGGTGGTGCTACTGATGGTTTATTGGGGATTGGTGTTAGAGGTACTGTTGGTACTAGTGAATTTGGTTCTATGGTAACTGGTATTGGTGGGTATTTTGATGGTAGAGGTGATGGTGGATATGGTTATCCATCAATTTCATATTCCGTACAATTGTTGGATGGTACTGAGGGTATAAATAAAGTATTGGTATCACAAACAGCGGATGGTAGAGCTAATTGGAGTTCAACATTATCTGGATTAACTACTGTTGCAGCTGCAACAGTTTCTGCAACAACATTTATTGGTGATGTTGCAGCCGTAACAGTTTCTGCGACAACATTTATTGGTGATGGTTCACAAATAACAAACATTCCAGTACCATATGGAATTATAAGTGCAATTGCAAGTGGTAACTATTTAATTTAAAAATAAAATAATTATAATATAAATAAAAAATAAATTATGGCAAATACAACATTAAATACAGCCCCAATATATACAGCATCTGGGGACACACAATGGGTTGTGTCGGCTACAACAGCCAATACAACAAAAGATTTAACAACTGGTACTATTTTTACTGCATTTACAGCGTCAGCTACTGGTGGTTATGTACAAAGAATTCGTTTTAAACCTCTAGGAACTAACGTTGCAACTGTTGCAAGAGTTTGGATTAATGATGGTGATGCTAATGCGGTGGCAAGTAATAACACATTATGGGATGATATTTCTCTTCCACCGACAACAAACTCTGAAGTGTCAGCACAACCAACGTTTGAGCTTCCTTTAAATATAGCTTTACCAGCTAACTATAAAATATTAGTAACATTAGGTACGGCAGTTGCTGCTGGTTATACAATAACAGTTATTGGAGGTAAATATTAATTGATATGAATTACATATTATGTGAATTTGAATATGGGTATGTTGGACAACTATATCAAGAAATAAGTGGTGGGTCAGTTGTTAGATATACTGATTTAGATGGAAATACGTTAGAATTAGTTGGTGATTACGGATATCATATTATTGATGCAAATCCACCTACACCAACATGGGTAAATGAATAAACTATGTTGGATGTTTTTAATATAAATAATAGTCTACTTAACCAAGTGTTTTACAATAAAGGTGTTAACGCATGGCAAGTATGGCATAAACCATCTAACTGCAATTTTGTACACTTTTATATATTAGGTGGTGGTGCTGGTGGACAAGGTGGCCCAACTGGTGCTGGTTCAACTAGAACTGGTGGTGTTGGTGGTGGGTCAGCTGCGATGTCTTATATTACAGTACCAGCGTTTGCTGTTCCAAATATGTTATACGTTCTTGTAGCTTCTGGTGGTACTGGTGGTGCTTCTGGTAGTGGTAGAGGTGGTGTTGGTGGTTTGTCTTATGTTTCTACACAACCAGATAGTACATTCTCACCTTATACTGTATTAATGCAAAGTGGTATTGGTAATGCTGGTGCTGCGACATCAGCAACAGCTGGTGCTGTTATAACTTCAGCTAATATAGTTTTAGCTGAAATAGCATTTTTATCAGCGTATGCTGGTCAAACTGGTGGTGCTGGTGGTGTGTCTTCTGGTGCTGCGGCTAACGTATCACCAAATGGTTTACCTACAACAGCTGGTGCTGGTGGTGCTGGTGTGTCATCAGTTTCTATTTTAGGTACATCTGGTAGTATTTTATCAATATTAGATTTCCCTAGAATTGCTGGTGGTACGTCAGCTGCATCTGCTGGTGCTACTCGTGGTGGTGATGGTTTTTCTACTAGACAAAATTTTGTAGGACCTAATTTTAAATATCCTATGTTTTTTACTGGTGGTGCTGGTGGTGGGTCATCTGACACTGGTGTTGGAGCTAATGGTGGTAACGGTGCGTTTGGCTGTGGAGGCGGTGGTGGAGGTGCTGGTGGTAACGTAACTGCTGGTTCTGGTGGAAACGGTGGTGATGGACTTGTAATAATAACAGCTAGTTAATAGATAAATAACATGTTAGATTTTTTTAATATAAATGATGGTAGTGCCAATAAAAGTATTTTTTATGCTAATGGTCCAATGTATGTTACATCATTATCGGCTATAACACAAACAGCTTTTCAAATATGGCAAAAACCTAATGGTGTTAAATTTGTTCATTTTTTTGTAATGGGTGCTGGTGCTGGTGGTGGTAATTCTTCAAATGCTACTGTTAATGCAAAAGGTGGTGGTGGTGGTGGCTCAGCTGGTCATGTTACTGGTTTATTTTTGGCTAGTGTTTTACCAGATACATTATATATAAATGTTGGTGTCGGTGGTGTTGGTGGTGGTGGTATTAGTGGTACTCAATCTACTGGAAACGGTGGTGATGGTTCTGGTGGAAACGGTGCTTTATCTTATGTAATGATATATCCAGATACTGGTTTTACTGCGACAAATGTGGTTTTACAAAGTGGTTCTGCTGCTGCGGTTGGTGGGAGAACTGGTGGGTCAGCAAGTACTAATGGTCAAGCTGGAACTGTATGGACACCTACTGGTAATCTTTTAAGTAAATTAGGTTTAGTTTCCGCTTATGCTGGTCAAGCTGGTGTTGCTGGTGTTACTAGTGGTGTTGGAGCAAATCTTTTAATATCTGGTATAACAACTGGTGGTGGTGGTGGTGCTGGAACAAGTAGTAGTGTACCTTTTAATGGGGGTAGTATTATAGGTTATGGGAATGTAATACCAACAGTATCTGGTGGTACTTCAGCTTCCACACTTACTACTAGTGGTACTAGTGGTTATATGTTATCAATACCTAACACAGTTGGTATGGCCAATAACCCAATGTTTTTTGCTGGTGGTGCTGGTGGTGCTTCTAGTAGTGTTGCTGGTGGAAGAGGTGGTAACGGTGCGTTTGGTTCTGGAGGCGGTGGTGGTGGCGGTATTTCATCTGGTAGTAATAAAGGTAGTGGTGGTAGAGGTGGTGATGGTATTGTAATAATAACTTGTTGGTAATTTTTAATAAAATGATAGATATATTCAATCTTCCTAGTAATGAACAAAATAGTAAAATATATTATGCTCTTTCTTCTGGTAGTACAAAATGGCAAACATGGCAAAAACCTAATGGTGCTAAAATGGTTCACATTTATGTATTAGGTGGTGGTGGTGGCGGTGGCGGTGGTAGAACTGGTGCTGTTAACACTGGTACTGGTGGTGGTGGAGGTGGTTCTACAGCTATTTCTATTGGTTTATTTCCAGCATGTATGTTACCAGATATATTATATATAAGTGTCGGTAAAGGTGGTGCTGGTGGTGCAGCAAATACTTCTGGAACTGCTGGAGAATTATCTTATGTTAGTGTTTCAGCATCAACTCTTAGTGCAGCTACTGTAATGCAAAGTGGTGCTGCTGGTGCTGGTGGTGGTGGAGCTGGTGGTTCTTCCGTAGCTGGTACTGCTGGTGTTGCTGGTACTATTTGGACATATACTAGCACTATTTGGGCTCAATTGGGACAAATAACACCGACTGTTGGTCATGCTGGTACTCTTGGTGGTAGTACTGTTGGTGCTGGTGTTAACTTAACTTTACAAAATGTAGTTTCTGGTGGAGCTGGTGGTGGTGGTGAATCTTCAAATGCATCATCTTTTAAAGGTGGTGATATAACTAGTACACTATATGGTTTTACAACACTTAATGGTGGAGTAGCTAACGCTGCTGACTCTACAATACATGGTAATCATGGTTACTCTTATTCATTTCCATCTTCTAATTCATTTAGTAGAGGACCAATGTTATTTACTGGCGGTGCTGGTGGTGGTGGTGCTAACACTACATCTAGAGATGGTGGTAGAGGTGGTAATGGTTCATATGGTTCTGGAGGTGGAGGCGGTGGTGCAGCTTATGGTGGTACTGGTGGTCGTGGTGGTGACGGTGGTGGTGGATTAGTGATAATTACTACGTGGTAAATCAATCTTCGTCATAAAGACCTTTTTTAGGTTGACATTTCTCCCTAATCAATTTTTCAACAAAAGCAAACATTTTAAGACCGTTTTCCTCACAATATTGTTTTAACATTTCGTGAGTTTTTGGCGTAATTTTTAAGTTTTTATCTCGTTTCATAACACTTTTCTCTATAAGTATGATAAAAGTATGATAAAATTCATACTAATTCATATTTATATTTTTAATTGGCCTTACTTTTGAAAAAAAGTTAATATTTATAATAAAACGATAAATAACATAAAACAAAAAACAAAATTATGCCAAATAAAGTATTTGTAAGCCCAGGGGTTTATACATCTGAAAAAGACTTATCTTTTGTAACTAGTCAGATAGGTGTAACTACGCTAGGTTTAGTTGGTGAGACAACTATAGGACCAGCGTTTCAACCTATTTTTATATCTAGTTATGATGAATTTAAAAACTTTTTTGGACAGTGTAACGCTACAAAGGTTAAAGATAACAACGCTCCTTTATATGAGTTACCATATATCGCTAAAGAATATTTAAATCAATCTAACCAATTGTTTGTAACAAGAGTATTAGGTTTATCTGGGTTTGAAGCTGGTCAAGCTTGGGGTATCACATTAGATGCTGCATTAGACTTGTCAACGACTGCTACGACAACCACTACTTCTTATTCACCATTATTATCATTTACAGCTACATCAGCAAACACTAATGTAACTATTGTTAGTAATGACCCATTATTACAACAAATCATCAATAGTGGTGATTTAGATGATACATTAGCTACATTATCACAAGGACCAACTGGTACTACGTATGTTGTTACTGGTAACATTAAAAATAACGGTTTATTCAGTGGTTTAACAACAACAATGTATCTTAATAATCTAGCTACTGTTGGTGCATTTATTACTGGTACAACAACTGGTGTTACAGTTCATTATACTGGTACTGGTTATTCAGACACTGAAGATAAATTAGTTGCCTTGTTACGTTCTAGAGGTGGAATTAATGGTGATACTCAATTACCAGCATACGAAATAACTGGAACAACAAACGGTCCAACATTTGTTTCTTCAATTACTGCTGCATTAACTGACCCATTAGCAGAATTTTCATTATCTGGTAAATCTAATATTCAAGGAAACTTCAATTATTCTTTATCATTAGATAACACTAAGAAAAGTTACTTACCAAAAGTATTAGGTAGAACAAATAATGATGGTAAAACTGCTGTATTCGCTGAAGAATTTTTTGAGCAAATGTTTGACACATTAGATAAAGCTGGTAAAATCAGAGGTATCAATCAAACAATGATTAAATATGCTAATTCTTTCAATGATTACAAACAAGAATACAAACCAGCTGTTACTCCATATGTTGTTTCTGAATTACGTGGTACGAAAGTATTAAGATTATTCAGATTCTGGACTATTTCTGATGGTAATGCTGCAAACGAACAATTTAAAATTTCTATTAGAAACATTAAATTAGATACTAAAGAGTTTGATATTGTTGTAAGAGCTTTTGGTGATAATGATACACAACCTACAGTATTGGAATCGTTCTCAAGAGTAACAATGGACCCAACTTCTGTTAACTATGTTGCTAGAAGAATTGGTACATTAGACGGTAACTTCCCTTCAAAATCAAGTTATGTTTTGATTGAATTAGATGACACTAATGACACTTCAGAAGCTTTCCCAGCTGGTTTCGTTGGATACCCAATGAGAAATTACCAAGCAGCTAGTAATAGTGGTGTTGTTTCACCTAACTTATTATTCCAAACTGCTTATGGAGAATTTGATACTTATAGTCAAATAGGTAAAAAGTATTTAGGTTTATCTGACCTTGTTGGTATTGATGCTGATTTCTTTGACCATAAAGGTGTTGAATTTAGTGCATTAACTAAAGGTTTCCATATGGATGTGGATGCAGCTTCAGCTTTAATTGATAACCAAGCGTTCTCTTTTGAAGTAGGTGCATACGAATTTAGAAGTGAAGCTGGTGTGTTAGGTACTAAATATGAAAAAATTAGAGCTCGTAAATTCTCATTTGTACCATTTGGTGGTTTTGATGGATGGGATATTTATAGAACTAGAAGAAGTAATTTAGATTCATTCTTAATCAACGGTACATTAGGAAGTAAAGGTAAAATTAGTGGTGCATTTAAATCTAGAACATTATTTAACGGTGATGCTGCAATAAACTCTGATTACTATGCATACTTAGAAGCAATTTGGACATTCAAAAACCCAGAAGCTGTTAACGTTAACGTGTTTGCAACTCCAGGTATTGATGTAATGGATAATGGTAACTTAGTTGAAGAAGCAATTGATATGGTTGAAAACGACAGAGCTGACTCATTGTACATTGTTACAACTCCAGATACTGATAGTGGTGGTGATGTAATGACTGCTGGTGATATTGCTGATTTCTTAGATGGTACTTTTGATAGTAACTACACATGTACTTACTGGCCATGGATTCAAGTTGATGACACTGAAAACAATGTTTATATTTGGATGCCAGCGACTAGAGATGTTGTAAGAAACATAGCATTTACAGATAAGAAAACAGCTCCATGGTATGCGGTTGCTGGTATCGAAAGAGGTACTGTTAACGCTATCCAAGCTAGAAAAAAATTAACATTAGACGAAAGAGATACTCTTTATGATGCAAGAATTAACCCAATCGCTACTTTCACAACTGAAGGTATCAAAATCTGGGGTAACAAAACTCTTCAAATTAAAGATACAGCTCTTAACAGAATCAACGTTAGAAGATTGTTATTACAAGCAAGAAAACTTATTTCTGCTGTTTCTATCAGATTATTATTTGAGCAAAACGATGCAGCTGTAAGAAACCAATTCTTATCACTTGTAAACCCAATCTTAGACAGTATTAGAAGTCAAAGAGGTTTAACTGATTTCCGTGTGGTGTTATCAAACGACCCAGAAGATTTCGACAGAAATCAATTGACTGGACAAATATTCTTGAAACCAACAAGAGCATTAGAGTTCATCCAATTAGAGTTCGTAATTATGAATACTGGTGCGTCATTCGACAACGTATAATTAGAATTAAAAATAAAGCAATAAAGCTCTCTTTTGAGAGCTTTTTTGTTTTTATAGATATTTATTAGTATGAAGATAATTAAAATTACGGCAGAGCAATTTAATAGATTACTTTTAAAAGAAGCTAGTGAGAAGAAAGTAACATTTAATTACTCAATTGAGATGATATTGGCTATGGGTAAAATATTAGGATTAGAATTAAAAAATTATAATCTAGAAGTAGCTAATAAAGAATTAAAACAAGAGTCAACATACACTAAAATCAAACTTATTTTAGATGATAAAGAAGAGTTAAATAAGATAATTGAAGATTTAGTAAATAAAGGGTTGATTGATGCCGATAAGAAATTTAAATATGATGCTGAAAAGATTGTAGACAATTATAATTCAATATCAAAAGAAAATGGTTTTGAATGTAAACTTAAACATTCTGAAGTAATAAATAATATTTTAAAAAATAAATAATTTTTATAACTAAAAATAAAAATATTTTAAGTTTTAACATATTTATAATAAAAAACAACAAATAATAAAATTAAATAAAAACTAGAACATTATGGCTGATTTATTGATGAAAATGCCCTTACCATACGAACCTAAGAAAAAGAATCGTTGGTTATTAACTTTCCCAGCAGATTTAGGTATCCAACAATGGTGGTTATCAACTGCTTCTAGACCTTCAATTACTCAAAATGAAGTTGAGATTCCTTTCTTAAATACTTCTACATGGGTTATTGGTCGTTTTACATGGGAATCAATTGATGTAACTTTCCGTGACCCGATTGGACCTTCTGCTGCACAAGCAATTATGGAGTGGGTTCGTTTACATTCAGAATCTATTACTGGTCGTCAAGGTTATGCCGCTGGTTACAAACGTCCAGTTGACTTAGAATTACTTGACCCAACTGGGGTTGTTGTTGAGAAATGGTTGTTAGACGGAACAATGTTAACTAACGTATCTTTTGGTGACTTAGGTATGGATGATGACGGTATCGCTGAGATTACTGCGACATTACGTTTCGATAGAGCAATATTATTATTCTAATAAAACAATACGAAAATAAAAACACTAAAACCTAGGAGACTAGGTTTTTTTGGTTATTTAAACTATTTATAATTAAAAATATTATGAGAAGATTTGATAAAAATGTAAATATTGAAAAAGCTAATTTATTGGTTGAACAAAGATATTTAGAATCTAAAGGTTTAGTTAATGAAGGTCATTTTGCTGATTTTATACCTAAAGGTACTAGGGTTAAAATTAATGGGAGAACTGCTGAAGTAATCGCTTTTGAAGCTAATCCATATCAAGAAGTATTTTACACTATTAAATACGATGATAACGGTGAAGAAGACCATTTTGTTGGTGGCGACAAAAGAATAGAAATAATTAAATAACATAAAAACCACTCTTAAAGGGTGGTTTTTTATTTTATACAAATTCTATTTACAAAAAAACTTATTTATCTATATTTATTTTTAAAGTTATAACAAATAAAAATAAGTTTTGATATGGATAAAAAACCAAATGTTTTCCCTCAAAGAGAACAACCACAAGTCAATTTAACTGATGCTGAAAGAATAGCTAATTTCGAACAAGAAAAAGCTATGGCTACTAATGAAATTTATGAAAATTCAAAAATATCAGATGAATTAAGTTACGCTCACAAAAATGCTGTTGAAATGATGAAGCAGCGTACCCAAGAACAAATTCAAAGAAAAAATTACGAAGGTATGGTTATTGAACCACAATTATCTGAAAACGCACCTAAAAAAGTAGATAATAATGCAGATTTAGTACGTAAAAGAGATGAACAGTTAAGAATGAATCAACAACAAACTCAAAATTATCAAAATATGTATGAAGAATCATACAATAGAGTAAGTAATAATAATAATAATAGTAATATGGAACAACAAAATAGGGTGACTAATACGCCACCGCCACCAACACCGCCATCAGTGCCGCCAGTTAATAATTCGTATGAAAACTATGGTCAAAATCCTAGTAATATTGACCCACATATTTATGAATTAAGTCAACCTAATTATAACGCACCATTTGATTTAATTCCTTTACCGTCAAGAGGTAAATTATATAGAAGTAAAAAACCTAATATTAAATTAGCTTATATGACTACTGCTGATGAAAATATTTTATCATCACCAAACTTATTACAAAGTGGTCAGTTTTTGGAAATATTAATGAATAGAAAAATATTGGAACCAGAAATTAGATATAAAGATTTAACTATTGGTGACAGAAATGCTATCATGTTATGGTTAAGAGCGACTGCGTATGGTGAAATGTATCCAGTAACAATTTTAGATGAATTGGGTGACCCATTTGAAACTGAAATTAATTTAAATGAACTTAAAGAAAATGAATTGGTTGCAGAACCAGATGAAAAAGGTGAATTTTTATTTGAATTACCGATAACTAAAAATGTAATTAAATTTAAATTTTTAACATGTGGTGATGTTGATGATATTGAAAGAATATTAGAAAAAGAAAGAGAAAGAAATGTTTTAGTTAATAACGCTTCGACTTATAGATTAGAAAGACAAATTGTTGAAGTTAATGGAAACAGAGATAAAAGATATATTCAAGATTTTGCTTCATCATTAAGAATTGCAGATGCTAAGGCATTTAATACGTATGTTGAATCAATTGAGAGTGGCATTGACCTAAATATCAATGTGGCGACCCCAGGGGGAGGGTCTGTCGCTACCTTTCTTCCCCTTAGCGTCACATTTTTTTGGCCTAACATCCGACTATAAACCTATTTTATTAGAAGAGATTTACATATGTACGCAATACTTAAAGAATGTCACATATAATGACGTTTTATCAATGCCTACATATGAAAGAAGATTCTTTTTAAATATGTTAATAAAAGAGACCAAAGAGAAAGAAGAACAAATTGAAGAATTAAAAGAAAAAGAGACTAATAGTAAAAACACTGGAAAAGGTAGTAGAGAAACTAGAGTTTCTGGTGAGTCATTAAAAACACAAATGAAAAATGGTATGATACCGTTACAATAAGTCCCCATTTTAATGGGGATTTTTGTTTTTTGTAATATTTATATAAAAATAGCTAAAACATGAACAAAAAAATAGTTATAACTGAATCACAGTTTAAAAGACTTAGAAATCTAATTAAAGAAGAATTATTATTGGAAGATAAACTTTTCAATCAAATATCTGCTATATTCCGTAATGTTGAAATCAAAAATGAAAATGATGCAAAGACTTTATTGTCTAAGCCAGAAAGCAAACCTTTATTTACATACATTGAGAACGCAGTTAATAATTCATTAAATGCTAGAGTACCAAAACAAAAGGCTGAGTACATTAAAACGCTTAAAAATAGGCTAAAATCTATATTTAAAATGCAACAAAAACCAGATGATGAAGTATTAACTATTCTTGCTGACGTTTTAAATGGTTATGCTAAAATTAAAAATGTTAATAACTTTGAAAACATTGTTGAAATGTTAAAACAAGCCAACACATCTGGTGACCAATCAACAAAAGCAAAATCAATAGATGATTTACTTAATAGACCAATGGGTCCATCTAATCAACAAAACCAAGAACCTAATGATAAGTCAGCTGCTGCAAATGGTGAAGAACCAAAAACTGAAGTTAATCAAATGATTTATGATTTTGTTCAAGTTTTAAATGAATTAAAAGAAAATGATGTTTTAACTATTAAGTTACCTAGAATGGAAACAATGAAATTAAAATGTGTTGATAATAAATCTAAATACAGCATTTTTTTCACTTTAGCTGATAATGAGGACACTGCAACAGAAAAAATTGAGTTTCCTAAAATACCAGAAAAATATAAATTTAACGAAGATAGTCCAGTACCTAATTTTGATGTTATGTCAGTCGAATATATTAATGATGAAGGTGTTATAACTAAAAAGAAAGAAATGGTTCAAGGTATTTATGAGTGGGATATTGCTGTAGGTGATGGTGATGAAGAACCGACTGAAGAATTATCAACGGATGAAATTGAAAATGAAATTGAAGACCCAAATGTAACTGTTGAAGAATTTATTGACGATATGATGAATGATGATAATAGTGCTAGAAATAGAAGTGCTTTAGCATTATATAATCGAATTAAAAAAGATAGAGACTTTATGGAGGTTCAAGGTGGTAAAAATCCTTCATTCTTAAAGTTATTATTCGCTAATTTGGCTGGTAAGAAAGTTGAAGCTAAAAGAGGTAATATCCCAGTTTTAGCTAGTACTGCTCAATTCTTTGATGATAGGATAACTAATAAATTAGGAGAAAATTTTATAGAAAACAAAACAGTGTTTTTTAGACCGTTAGAAAACATAGAATTACCATATGTTGAACTTAAATACGACTTTACAGATAGAACACGTAAACCAGCTGCTAAAGTTTTCGAGTTAAAAGCTAATTCAGATTATAAATTTAAAGAAGCGGTAAAAGTAAAACAATTTTCAATTGATGAGTTAAAGTATGGTGAGTACAGAGTATTGGAAAACGCATATTATCAATTTAGAATTATAGTTAAAGAAAAAGGAACGCAAGAAAATACTTTTAATTGTGATGTTTTCAAATATTATAAAGATGGTGGTGGTAATCAAAAAGTTTCAAAAAAATCAAACGTTTTAATAGAATTTTTGGATTCTGATGGTTATAAAACAAATAAAACTAATACAATTTAATAATGGCTAAAAGTAGAAAACAAATAGAAGAAGAAGCTAGGATAGTCTTGCAGATGCTTGAAAAACAAGTTAATCTGCAAAATTCAGTAAATAGTAGTTATGACAAATACATTGAAGCTGTTAAGAAATATAAAGATATTCAAGCAACTTTAACGAAATCTATTGAACTAGAAAGAATTACTAGAAAAAAGATTTTAGACCATCAAAGTGGTGTTAATGTATTGTCAGCTCAACAATTAATTGAAGAACAGACTAAATTAAAAATTTTAGAAAAACAAAACTTCCAATTATCACTTCAAAGAAAATTATATAAAGATACTTTAAAAGAAGTTAACGCAATGAAATTAGCGTTAGCTGATTCTGTTTTACCTACTTTAAAAGCTTTGGAAAAAATTCCAGGACTTTTTAAAGGTGCTTATAGTAATCTTAAAGGGTTAGGGTTATTTGAAATGGACAAGGCGATGAAACAATCAGCTTTATCTATGGGTATCCTAAGTAAAGAGTCTGGTGGTTTCAGAGGTTCTATTATATCGGCATCAAAACAAACTGCTATTTTAGGTATTGGTATTAAAGAATTATCTCAAATACAAGCACAATATAGTGAAGGTGTAGGTACTACAGCTTTAATGTCTGAAAGGACCTTAAAAGCGTTAGGAGAGATGGCTGCTGCGACTGGGTTAGGTGCTGAAGGTACAGCTCAAATGGCTGTTGATATGAGAAACCAAAACGTTTCTGCTGAAAACACAGCAAAATTTGTGGAACAAACAATGAATAGTTCTCATAAATTGGGTGTTGATGCTTCAAAGGTTGTTAAATTAGTTTCTAAAAATATTAAAATGCTAAACAAATATAACTTCAAAGATGGAGTTAAAGGTTTAGCTAAAATGGCACAAACAATAACCAAATTGGGTGTTGATATGGAATTTGCTGCTGGTTTTGCTGATAAACTTTGGGATGTTGAGGGTGCTGTTAATATGTCTGCTCAATTACAAGTTATGGGTGGTGCATGGGCTCAATTAGCCGACCCTTTCCATTTAATGTATATGGCTCGTAATGACATGGCTGGGTTAACGGAAGAAATTGGTAAGGCTGCTGAGCAATCAGTTGTATTTAATAAGAAAACTGGTCAATTTGACATGCCAGCAAAAGAAATGCATAGACTTAAAATTATTGCCGAACAAACTGGTATTGCTTATGATGATTTGGTAACTGCTGGTAAGAATGCTAAGAAATTTAGTATGATTAACGCTCAAGTTAATTTTGATTTTGGTGGTGATAAAGACCTTAAAGAATATGTTACTAATAAATCATTCTTAGATGAAAAAGGTGACGCTAAAATTGTTTTAAATGGTGAGACTAAGTTACTTAAAACTTTATCTCAACAAGATAAAAACATATTAAAAACACAAATGCAAGAACAAGCTTCATTAAAGGCTAGAGCTCAAGAAGCACAATCATTTGATGAAACATTATCAAATTTAATTATGCAATTGAAAATATATTTATTACCTTTGATAACTAAATTAAGCGACCCTAAAAAAGGTTTAGTTGCTAAATTGCAAGATTTCTCAGAAAAAATAAATAAAAAAGGTGGTTTAGGTGAAACTATCTCTAAATTAGCTGGTATTGTTGGTGATTTCGTGGCTGGTGTTGCTAATTTCATGGTTGAAAACCCAATGTTAGTTGCTGGTATTGCTGCATTTACTAAATCTATACCGTTGTTGATTGGTGGTATTAAATTATTTGGTGGTCTTTTTAACGCTGTTAAGTGGTTTATGAATGGTTTGGCACTATCTAAAGGATTTATGGTTGGAACTGGCGGTATGGGAGGTGCTGGTGGTGGCGGTATGAGAGGTGCAATGAATAGTATAGGTGGTGGAACTGGTCAAATAGGTGGTGGTTTATTCGGTATGAGAAATGCTGGTGCTATGAGTAGAATGGGATTAGGTACTATGGGTAAAATAGGTGCTAACTTTAGAGGTGCTGCTGGTTCGGCTGGTGCTATCGGTGGTGGTCTATTGGCTGGTGGTATAGCTGGTTTTGGTGAATATGGTGAACAAAAAGAAAAAGGTAAAGGTACTGGCGAAGCTGTTGGTAGAGGTGTGTTAAAAGGGTTAGGTGCTGGTGGTGGAGCATGGGCTGGAGCTGCTGCTGGAGCTGCGTTAGGTAGTGTTATTCCAGTAGTTGGTACTATTATAGGTGGATTATTAGGTGGTGCTATTGGTGGTATGGCTGGTGGTAAATTAGGTGATTTAGATACTTATGGTGTTGATGATGCTATATTCACAAACCCTATAAATGATGGGTTCAAAGCTACTGGTCCTGGAGAAATGTTATCAAAAGCTATGGGTAAAAAATTTGGTTCTAATCATTCAAAAGGTAATGGTATAATGACTAATGGTACTGTAACACCGATACATAACGCTGATAAAGTAAAGGCAATAATGGCTAGTAAACCTGGAGGTGGAATTGATAGATATGAACGTGACATGTTTAAAAATTCATCTAATTCAGAACAAAAAGGAGTGAATAATTCAACTAAACATAGTTTTGAACCAATAAATGGTAGTATAACTGTTGAAATTCCTGGACTAAATAAATCTTTTAGTGTTGAAGATAAAGACGCTATGTTTGAAAGTTTAAAAGAACAATTAAAAAGGAAAGTTACTGAAGATGTGACAAATACAAGAGTTAAAAATAAAAATGGAGGTAAAACAAAACCAACTTATTCATAAATTTTAAAAAAATAATAATAAAAACTTGACTTTGTAATTTTTTTTTCGTAATTTTATCTAAAATAAATAATATTATATATAAATAATAATATATAATAATATATAAATAATAATATAATAAATAATTTAATTAATTAATTTACTATGAATTTTAATAAAAAACAACCTTTATTTAATTTATTTGATTCTTTCTTTGGAGATAAAGAAAAATATGAATCATTTTATAATCAAATAACAAATAAATTAACACCTTCAATAGGTTCAACTAAAAATGAAAGTGGTGTTAATGAAGATGGTTCAAAATGGTATAAAACTACTTTTACATCAAATGACGGTACTTATACTTCAACTTCTTATGTTTCATCAACAACTGATTTTACTAATAATTGGTTATCAACACCAACTACAACAACTGAAACTACAAATGGATTAGCAAAGTTAGAAGAAGAGCTAAAAACAGCTATTTCAACTGAAAACTTTGAAGACGCAGTAAAGTTAAGAGATAAAATTAAAAATTATAAGAATAACATTGAAACTTATAATGAAAAACAAGAAAAATTAAATTACGCAATTTCAACTCAAAACTTTGAAGAAGCAATTAAATTAAGAGATGAATTGAAGAAATTATCTTAATTAATTTAAGTTTAAAAATAATTAAAGGGTATCAGTATTTGATACCCTTTTTTCATTTATTTTTCATAATTTTTAATTATTATAGTATTTATATAATAAAATATTGTTACTATGCCTTTATATCCTACGTATAATACTTCGCCAGCTTCAGTTGTTAACAAAAACACAATAAACAGTGTTATGGCTACTAATCCAGTAAATATTCGTGACTGGTTATTGGTACTAAACTTAGCACCAAAATATCCAGATGCGTTAAAAAAAGCACCGTCAACGGTTAAAATTGGTGAACCAGTAACCGAATTATATAATTCAACACCAATTAAATTAATTGACATTGTTGCATATGGTATTGCTAAAAAAACTGAAATTACTTTTTCAAATACATTTAAATCTGATACTCAAACACCTAACACACAAAAACCTTACGACATACTTCCTTATGTTGCTATTCAAAAGTTTGTTGATTTCGGTAATGTCAATACAACAGATTATCAAGCTTGGGGTCAATATCCTAAATTTCCAGATACAACTATTGATAAATATGGGTTATTAAGTAAAACTAGTGTTGCTAGTTATGTAAGTGATAATGTGTTTAAAAACATTTATTCAGACCCTTCAAAACAAGTTGATGCGTCACCTTTTATAACTACCGAACCGCCTTCGTTAGACCCTACAAAACAAATTAAAGGTTATATTGACGATAAAGGTAATTTATTGTTTGCTGGTGGTGGCGGTGGGTCGACACAAACTGCTGATATAATTGGTAGTTTGGTTACTGGACAAGGTGTTGGTTTCACACCTAATGGAGTTGTTAGTAATTACGATGTTAGGTCATCTTTGGCTGGCAGAGTGTTAGGTGCAACTGGTGCTATTGAAGATACAAAGTTAGGGAAAATAGGTGGACAACAATTATTATTAGCATTAACAAACAATGCAGCATTCAATGTTCAAGAATCAATTTTAGGTGGATTAAACTTAAAAGAAAACATTTATAGTTTATTAAAAGGAAAAGGCTTCGCTGGTTTTAGACCAAGTTATAAGATAACGATACCTAAAGGTGGTTTTACTCGTGTTTTAGACGCTGCTGCAACAATCTTAGGGTTTTCCTTACCTAGAAGTTATATGGACGATGAAGGGTCAATTTTTCAAGCTGAAAGTGGTCTTATTGATAATGTAAGTAGAGCTAATAAATTACTTTTAAATACTGGTAAAGGTCAATTATTTGCTTTACTAGAAAATATGAACGCCAACGTAAACGGTACTGCTGATTATGATAGACCTAGTAATTTTGAAGGTTCAAAAAATCAATTTAGAACTGGTTATAACCCAGGTTATTTAAAAGACAATGAAGACCCAGATGAAAGAATTGATTCTTCAATATATGCATACTCCCAAGAAGGATTAATAATTAATTTATTTAATACGGATGACGGAAGTGGTAAAGGTAATAAATATGCCATACCTACACTAAATTATAATAAAAAATTAATTGAAAGTGCTGGGTTTGTTGATTTTGCAACAAGTGGATTTGATAATTATGAGCAAGTAGATGGAACTTTAACCAATGATATTAAACATTCATGGGTTACAAAAGAAGGTGGGTTAGTAAACACATTTGATAGTGGATGGCATTCTACCGCTGGTAAAATTCTTAAACCCCTTGATGATGTACCTAATAAAAATATATTAAGAAAAACACAAATTCTATTTGATTCCAATGGAATGAAAACTTTAGTTTCAAGAGAAGGTGATTTAACAGTAACGTCAAATCAGACTACAACCGCAAATGGTGGTGGTATTTCTAAAGGTAGTGCTGTTTTAACTGAGGATATGTATAACAAATCAACTGGTAGATATACAGCAATTAAAGATGCAGAACCAGAATTTGTTTACTGTCGTGCTTGGATGCCTACTAATAGATATGACCATGGTTATAATAAAATTAGGTCTCACGCTCTTTATACTAGTGATGGTGAAAATTCAGTACCTTATAGATATTATACTGAAAATTCAGTATTAGAAGATAGTGGTCATGTTAAAATTGCACCATACACAACTGATAACATAACTTCTTATAAAGAAGATGTTAAAAAATTCATGTTTTCTATTGAAAATTTAGCATGGCATGATGAACGAAATAACTTACCTAAAAGTGAACAAGGACCAGGTGATTTAATAGGTGGAAAAAGAGGTAGAATAATGTGGTTCCCACCTTATGATATTAATTTTAGTGAAAGTTCATCAGTTGAATGGGAATCTAATAAATTTATTGGTCGTGGTGAATCAATTTATACATATAATAACACCGAAAGAAGCGGCCAGTTATCTTTTAAAATAGTAGTTGACCATTCATCATACATGAATACGTTTAGAGGTTTAGATGGTCCAGATGATAATTATATAGCATCATTTATGGCTGGTTGTATTGAACCAGATAGTGTATGGACTAACAAATTTACTGTAAAAGAAAGTGTTGAAAATGTAACTAAAGATTACAGAGAAAAAATACAAAAACCACCAGCTGAAAAAGAAGAAGAACCAACATTAATGAAAGTGTATTTCCCAAATGATAACGCTAATTTTGATGGTGATTTTGCTAATTATGAAAATGGTAAATGTAACGGTACACCTATAGATTATACCACAAACCCAGATGGTAAAGATTGTGGTATTCCATCGTATAGAGGTAAATATACATCTACCTCGTATTGGGAAGATAGAAATAATTTTGGAACAAATAATGGAGGAGAAAATGCTGTTAAGGTAACACTTATGGATAAAGAATATAAAGGTTATTTTAGTGAAAATGGGGGTGTTACTTATTACCAAGCATTAACAGAGCATTTAAAACAAAAATGTAAACATTGTAAAGTAGCTGTTATTGGTTATGCTAGTGACCAAGGTGAAAATACACCTAACGCTAAATTAGCTAAAGATAGAGCAACATATATAAAAAATTTATTGGTTGAAAATGTTGGTAAAAATTTAGGGTTGACTGACGAACAAATAGCTAAAAAATTTACAGCAAAATTAAGTAAGAGTAAAGAAATTCAACCAACTGGAAGTGAAACTATAAGTTATGTTTATAAAGGCGTAACTAAAAAAGTTAAAGTAAAAGTATCGGCTACTGGTTGCTACATATGTCCTAAAACCATTAAAAAAGATGAAAGACGTATTGCATGTCCAGTTGATAATCAAGGTTGTAAACTAGACCGTTTTGTTGATATTAAATTTACATTTGACCAAGCAGCAGCAGATGCAGAAGTTCCAGATGTTCCAGATAAAATTAAATACCAAGACCAAAGAATAACAAAAAAGGTTACGGATAAGTTTTATAATGAAAGTAAGTTTTTTGAATATTTAGAAAGAGGTGATAGGTTTGTTTTTGATAAAATTAGAGATAAAATTAGATACTTCCACCCTTCATTCCATTCAACAACGCCAGAAGGATTAAATTCTAGGTTAACATTTTTATTACAATGTACAAGACAAGGACCTACATTAGAAAACAAAGGTGCTGACAACTTAGCATTTGGTAGAGCCCCAGTATGTATTTTAAGAATTGGTGACTTTTATCACACTAAAATAATCATAGATAATATTTCATTTGATTACGAACCTTTGGTTTGGGATTTAAATCCAGAAGGTATTGGTGTGCAGCCAATGATTGCAAATGTTAATATGTCATTTAAATTTATCGGTGGTGAATCTTTGTATGGCCCAATTAGTAGATTACAAAACGCTGTTTCATTTAATTTCTTTGCAAATACACACGTTTATGATGAAAGAGCTGATATCATTAAGAATGATGGTGGTGATTTTAGTTTAAAAATGGGTGTAACAGAAGGTTATGGTGAATCAGAATCTTCAGAAACTGTTGAAGATATTGGTGATAAATATGAAAAAGATGAAAATGGTAATCAAATTGGTGGTCCTTTTGATGATGATTTTTGGGGTAAACCAGAAGAACCAGATGAAACGCAAAACGATATTGAAAAACTACAAAGTATTACAATGAAAATAGATAACATTGAAGAAAAAGGGTATACTGGTACTGGAGACAGAACACTTAATGGTATTTATAATTTAAATATAACAACGTCAAGTGAGTTATCAAAAGAGTATACAGCTAAATTAGTAGCTTATTCATTTGATAATATACCTTTTGGTTTTGGTGATGTCATTACAGTAGGTAAAGAAGGTACGTCATTAAGTATGAATATAACTATATATTTCGATACTTTTTTCTATAATGACGCTAAAGAACATGTTTATCGTTATGAATTACAATTTGATGATATGGATGGTTTTAAAACACCAGGCACGTTTAAAGCTAACTTCCGTAGCAAAAAATTATAAAAAATAAATAATTAATTAATTATGGCTAGATATGTAGATAGGTATTTACCTTTCAGAGAAGATGGTAAAATCAAACCAATACCTGGGTTAAAACTACCAGATGCAGACACAGATTTGTCTTATGTTTACAAACAAGGTACAACAAGACTTGACAAATTGAGTAATATGTTTTATAATAATCCTTGGGGAGGGTGGTTAATATTAGCAGCAAATCCACAATTTGGTGGTTTGGAGTTTAACATTCCAGATATGACGCTAATAAAAGTGCCTTACCCATATGAAAATGCTGTTCAAAGATATAGTGAACAAATAAATAAATATAAACAGTTATACGGATAATAATGAGTACAAAAACAAATAGTATAGGTTGTAGTTCTGGTAGGGTGAAAATTGTTGACCCTAATGATTTCAATGGTTTCGATTCAAGTGATAACGTTCCAGTTGCGTTGGAAGATTTAAACATATCGGTTGCTTTAACTTCTTTTAAGAAAGGTAGAACGGTATTAACCAAAGGTGATAAAATTGATGATGTTAAAGTGTATGCACAAACTAGCAAAACATTAAAAGTTAATTTTATTGAAGGTAGTGACATTACTGGTGATGGTAAAAGACATTTAACTACAGCATATACTGATTTAATTACATCTAATGTTGATGGTGTGAATGAAGAAACGTTGGGTATTACAAGTATTGACATTGAATTTAACTCATCTTACGCACCATTAATTACAATTAATTTTGTTGATGTTAGAGGTAGTTCTATTTTTCAAAATGAATACAGAATAAAAAATTCTGAAAGTAAATATACAACTTTTTTCCAATTACCATACCCATTATTTGAATTAGAAATTAAAGGGTTTTATGGTCTTCCAGTAAAATACTGTCTTCACATGTATAAGTTTAATTCAAAATTTAACTCTAAAACTGGTAATTTTGAAATAACAGCAAACTTTGTTGGTTATACTTATGCTATGCTATCTGATATGTTATTAGGTTATTTAAAAGCAGTAGGTGAGACGACATTAGGTAAAGAAAGATACGCTGTTTATAATGAAGGTAAAGCAGACCCAGTTCCAACATTGAATGAGTTAGCTACTCAAATAAGTCAAATTAACCCAGGGTTAAGTGATGTTAATAAAGAAGAGGGTGGTGGTTATCAAGAAGCTTCAGAATCGATTGATATTATAGATGATATATCTGGCCAAATGGATACATTAGGTAGTAACATTGATAAAGATGCAGCGAATAAAACAGTTTTTGACTTTATTGTTTTGAAAAAAGATGATATTAACAAAGATTTTCAAAAAAGTAAAATAGAAGAAGAATATCAAAAAAAAGTTTATAATAAAGACGATGAAGAAAGTTTAGTTTTAAAATTTAACGAAAAATCATCTAGTGATAAAATAGTTACTGCTAACTGGGTATTCAAATATGACACGTCTGGAGATGGTAATAGAGTTTATAAAGGTTTAACATTAGATAAACTTAACAATGCCACAACTACTGATTTAATTTCTTATTTTGGTAATTATACAACAAATGACGATACGTTAAATGATTTAAAAGATTGTTTAAGTAAATACCACACTTCATTAAGTAATAATGAAGTTATTGATGTCATTGATATGCGTTTATTAAAACAAATCCTTAAATATAAAAAAGATAACGCAATAAACAAACAAAAATCAGAAAAATCTGCATTAGCTGATTCATATAAAGATGCTGTAAAATCAAAATTAGGGTTTGAACCAACAGCAAGACCAATGATTGAATGTTTTACAGCAGCAATTGAGGTACTATCTGAATGTATTTTTTTAGTTGCACAAGCTACTGGTTCTCATACAGAAAGAACAAATGAATTAAAAAAAGCTTTTAAACTTGAAGGTAGTGGTTCTAAAAATAGTGATGTAAAAGGTAGATTCTTATCAGCTAACGATTATTTACCATGGCCAGCGTATCAAGAGTATGATGTTGATAAAAAAGCGTATGTTGAAAAATATTTAGGTGCATCAAGTGCTATTGAAAATGTTTCAAACATTGATGAACTTGTTTTTATTGACGAATTACATGAAGGGTTTAAAAAGTCGCAACAAAAACAAGAAGAAAATGACGCTAATTTAAATAACGAAACTATAGACGCATGGTTTGCTGTTAACCCAATGGATTTAAAAGATTTTTCAGACCAAAAACCATACACTAGATTCAAACCAAAGACAGCCGATGAAGTAAACGCTGTTATGTTAATAAGAGCAATAACTTTTTTAGGTTACACAAATAACTTCCTTGCATTAAGTGAAGACGAGATAAAAGCGATGGCTAAAATTGAAGCTGAAGCTATTATTAGAGATATTGAAGATACTGAAGATAAAAAAATTAAAAGAGAGTTAACACAAAAAACAGTAGACACAATTCTTCAAACACAAGCAATTGTGAATAGTAGGATTAGACCAGTTTTAAAGGACGTTGGTGGCTCCTATGAATATAATTATTTATATGACCAAACAGATATAAGAGTAATACCAGTTAATAAAGGTTTTATTGATGAAGGTTGGGGTAACCCTAATGATGGATTTGATAAGGAACCAAAAAAAATTGTTAAAGTTTTAAGAGAAAATAAATCTGATGAAGGTTATATTTATTTAACTAACTACAGTAGTGCCAGTATAAAAAATAAAAGTTTTTATAAGGAAGATGATGGTGGTGTTTATTTAAAAATAATAAAAAAAGAAGACATAACTGCTGGTCAATTACCTTCAGAAATTATTGGTGAAAATATTATTAATTATGAAGCATTAAAAAAAGACGAAATTACAAATTCTTCAGACGCTCAAGCTGCTGGTTTTAACTCTTTAGGTAGTCAATACGGCATTCAAGAGTATGTTAATATGAATTTTAATAACGATAATATTCCAATTGAAAATACATTTAAATATGTATTTTATAAAACTACTTTTATTGATTCTAAAAATCTAGGTGCTAATATATCTGAACGTTGGGTAGGGTTAGCCTATACTAAAGAAAGTACGTATAAAATTATTAATGGTAAGGATGGTTCAACAAGTTCGGATAGTAGCTTTGTTAAAAATGAAAGCGAAAAAATACACACTGTAAATACAGAGCCAGCAAACTATATTAATACATCTAAAGATGGAACTAATTTACATGAAGGTGTAGGTAAGAACAGAACTTTTTTAGCATCAGATAATGACAACATAACTTATCCTTATATTACCGTAGGTAAGAATGATGAATCAAAATCTTTATTTGGTTCTTATTTTTATTATGATTTATATCATTCAAAAATATTTGATAATAAAGGTAAGTTTGTCATTAATTGTCAAAAACAAGCTAGAGCTATGGCTTTTTTGCATTCATTACCTTTTAATGTTACTGGTGACAATCCTTTTGGTTCACCAGCAATAATAAATACATTTAGATATAAAGGTGGTGTTATACATGCACCTAGACTATGGTGTGCGTATGTTGGTAGTGTCATATGGAGAAATTCAACAAGACTCCCAGTGATTGAAGACGGTAAAATAGTTGGTGGTGGCTCTGGCAGCAAAGACCCTATATATTGGGGTGATTATGATTGTGGACTTGGTATAGCGTCTACATTGCTTGGTGCACCTTGTTATAAAAGAAGTGAATATTTTCCTTTTTCTTTAGGTAATAATCCGCAAAGGGATATTGAAGATAATGATGTAATTAATAGATTACCTATACAAGTTAAAAATGAATTTATAAAAGTTTTTTTAGATTTTGTTACTGGTAACGGACCAACAGACTGGCCTTCGTTAAGAACAGAATTAGAAATTTACGATACAACAAATAATAATGACCAATCTGCTGGATTTAGAGCTTTAGTAAAAGATTTAAAAGATAATGACCCTACTTATAATAAAATATTTAGTAAAAATGATGTCAATGGTGATATTATAAAAAAGAATTATTATATTTTTGCTCTCAATCAATCTGATGGACAAATATGGTTAACATTAAATGACAAATGTGACGCAACTGATAAATTAATAAAAGCACTTAAAGAAGAAGTAATTATTTTAAATAATAATTATAAAATATGGTCTAGTGATGGCGGTGGTGATACTGAACGTGCTATTGTTAAAGTAGAGCAAAGTCGTTTAAAAACATATTTAGACCAAGTTGTAGAGGTGTATAAATCAAATGAAGATAGTTTTAATAAAGCTAAAGAAGATAAAAGATTAGACAACACAATATTTGGAACAAGTAATAAAGATGAAATTAAATTAGGTTTATATAGAACATGTAAAAATATTTATGATAAATGGTTAGCTGGTGCCAATAACGTTGAAGATTTATTATTTCAATGTGGTTCTAGAAGTGTTGTTGATGGTTTTTTAGCTAAAAAATATGGTAACAACAGAGCTAGACTAATTGATAGTTTTAGATTTGTCAGCAGAGCTTTTAGTGATATTGGTGATTTATTATATATTGACCCAACACCAATTAATGAATGGATAGGTAATAATACAAATATGAGTTCATACGAAGCCATCACATCAATTTTAGCTTCAAACAACTTTGAATTTATTCCGTTACCTAATTTTATTAATTTTAATGACAAAGAAAATTTAGAATCAATATTTAAACCTTATAATTACTCTACAGATAGAGTTAAAAATGGTACATGTGGTCCTTCGTTTGTTTGTGTGTATGCTGGTCAAAGTTCACAACACTTAGATTATTACGACAACGAATATAAAGATGATGGTTTTGATTTAAGATGTGATAAAGGCAATATTGACCCTAGTATACCAGAAGATTTCACATCTGAAGTTAATGCTGATTACGAAGAACCTATTGGAGCCTTTTCGGTTAAATATAGTCAACAAAACCAAAACCTTTTTAAAGATATTACATTAGACCAAAGTGAATTTACTGAAACTGATGAATCGTTGCAAATACAAGATGATATAGCACAAAAAGGTAGAGAAAATAATAAAAGTTATATGGGTCAAAACATATATAACGTTTATGCTGTCAGAAGTTATACTGCTGAAATTGAAATGATGGGTAATGCCATGATTCAACCAATGATGTATTTTCAATTAGATAATATACCTATGTTCCATGGAGCATATATGATTACATCTGTTTCACATTCCATAATTCCAAACTCAATGAAAACTAAATTCAAAGGGGTTAGAATTAAATATACAAAAACACCATTGGTAACCGCTAAAGAAGTTTATGAGAATTTAATTGAAAATTCTGATTTTTCAAACTCCGAAAATGGAGGCGGTGGCGGAGGCGGAGGCAAAAGAGCCAGCGGTACTTACGAACCAATAGTAGCAACATTAATTGAAAATGGTGTTGAAAATGGTTATATTGATTTTGGTAAAACTTATGGTTGTGTTACCACTAAAAAATTAACTGGAGGTAGTAAAAAATACTTTAACGTTACAGCAAACCCAGATTATATAATTGCCGAAGGTGCGGTAGCTTTTGATAAAATGCTTAATGATTTTGGTGACTGGATGGTAAAAGAAGGATACAAAAAGAATTCTGCTGGGTATTTTGGACATATTGGTTCTACGTATAGAAGTTATGCTTCACAAGCAGCAATTAAAGCTGGTAAAAATGGTAAAATAGCAGCAAAAGCTGGTAAATCATACCATGGATGGGGATTGGCTATAGACTGGGGATGGAATGATAAAAGTGGTAAACAACCATTTACAATTAAAAGTAGTGGTAGTTCAGATGATGAATTTAAATTTGATAAAAACCCAGCTTTGAAATGGTTATATGATAACTCTTATAAATACGGGTTTATTAATCCAAGTTGGGCCAGAGACGGTAATAGTTATCAAGAAGTATGGCACTGGGAATATCATGGTACATCAGCAATGTGTCTTGTAAAAGCAAGTCCTAACGTAGTTGGTGGTTATAAAATTCCAGTACCAGATGATGCTAAATATGACCCTATTGTTAAAAACCCTAAGAAAAGTGATTGTAGTGAAAATGTGTTCGATAAAAATAGTTGTAAAGGGGTTAAAGTTAAAGGTGATGGTACTGAAGAAGGTGGTTCAATTAAAGGTGCTGTTCAAACTAGTGATGCCGAAACACTTAGTTTCTTTAAAAAAGTATTAAAAAAATTAGGTGCACCAGAAACAGAAGGTAATTTACTTTTCCTTAAAGCTTTTAGACAAGCTGAAGGTGGTAAAGCAACATGGAACCCTTTAAACACAACATGGAAAAAAGATGGTGCTACTAATTATAATAGTATTGGAGTTAAAAACTATAAGACAGAAGAAGATGGAGTTGATGCAACATATGAAACTATATTAAGTAAAAAATTTAAACTTTACCCAAATTTACTTAAAGCTCTTAAAGATGGTATTGCTGATAAAACAGCAGCTTATAATTTAGCTGTAGAATTACAGAAAAAAAATAAAGATTTATGTATATGGAAAAGTGGTAAAGAGGGGTGTGCTGCTAGTTATGGTATACCTAGTAATAAATACGTTGCTGAGATATTAAGCTATAAAAAAATGTCTGGTGATAATATATGGAAACCAAAAGAAGGTTCAGATAAAAATGAAAAGTCAACACCAGCTAAATCAAAGAATAAACCTAAAACATTAGATTATATTGTTTATGGTGGTCTTGCCCCATATGGTGCTAAATGGATGGAAGAACAATGGATTGCAGCTGGATTACCAACAGACTCAGTTGTGTTTGAAGAATACAATGGTAGAACTGTAGACGCTATACTAAAAACTTATCCAGGAAATAAAAAATGTCTTGGATGTAAGGGAATATTTGGGTTTTCAGCTGGTGGTCAACAAATTTGGGGTTATGAATGTACTGCAAATTTTGAGTTTATTGGTTTAATAGACCCTTCAACAAGAGAAAAGGATATTAAAGGGGTGCTTAATTCGCAAGGGGATAATGAAGTGAGTCTGTTGTGTCATACTAAAATAATGTTTAATCCAACAAACTGGACGGGTAAATATAAATTTATTGGTAATAATTTATTGGAACTTAAAAAAGCAAAATACGATAAAAAACGAAAATATGTAAATGAAGAGTACAGAAACAACTTAATTCCAGTTAATGATAAACACATAGACATACCATTAAAATTCTTTAAGAAATATAAAGATTTAATAGAAAACGCTAAGAATATAGGTGATACTTGTTAATATTCTGTCAAACTTTATTTGTAATTAACTAAATTATTTTGTAATTTTGTAACATGAAGATTGCAAATATAGTTACAAGTAATAAATTAGATATATCAGAACAATTTAACATTGTAGAATCCATGGATAATATTATCCATGGGTTGCCTACATTAATTATAGGGTTTGACACTGTTAATAATCTTTATCCAGACTTTGATATTTTAGAAATTAAAGTTGAGGATAACATATATTGGACCTTTAAGAAAAATGAAAAAAGGGATAAGTATGATGAAGATTTAAATTGGTTCATCCAAAAAGTTTATGATGATTTAGCGAAAAACTGTTCTTATGTATTTGTTGATGTAATACAATATAATAAAACTATATTAACAAAAATCATTCGTAAAATAAAATCTTTTAATAAAATAGTAACATACCACACATCTGACATGATGTACATTAATGGCGATAATTTCATATTTGGAGTTGATTTGAAACTAATTAAATATGTCGGTTTAGACGAAAGTAAAATAATAAATAAAATTAAATGTCTAAGTAACGTTTTTTTGAGTGATAACGAAATAATTATAGAATATAAGAAGTATGTGGAAGACCTAGGGTTGCCTAATAAATACATACCATACCTATACTCTATAACACATGACGAAAAAGATATTACTAGCAGCATTTATATTCCCAGAGAGAGTTGAATGGTTTTTAAGTTATTTGAAAAATAAATTTAACATTGACAAAAAGTTTGTCTTTTGCTTTAAGAACTTAGATGATGAATCTAAAGTTATTGTTACGTTTAAGATAACCCTAACTGATGATAAACCATTAGATTTAAAAAACTTATTTCCAAGTGCGTTACCAATACATAAAAAAGGTAGTACTATCTATACAATAAATGCTTTAAACAAATTAATCGAAGAAACAAACCCTAATTCTATTGGCAACATAGACTATAAATCTATTAAAATAAACTGGGACGACTACAAAGATAAATTCATCTTAACAAATAATAATAAATTAACGTTTTTAAACATAACACGTATTTTTTAGTTTTATTTGATATTTATAATATATAATAACAATTGATTAAATAATTGTGTATGGAAACAAATAATAAACAAAACGATAATGAAAAAAATTTAAATACATCATTAGATGCTTATTTAAATCAAGGAAACGACCCAAATATGGACTGTAGTTCTGGTGTATGCGTAATCAAAGGAGATAAAAGTTTAGTTGAACGTATCAACAAAAAAATAATAACAGAAGACGGCAGACAATTATTATTCTAATAAGATGATGAAGAAAAAAAATAAATTAAACCCAGAGTTATTAAAAGAAGAACTTAAAAAATTCAGATTATTATCTGAATATTCTTTTTATATGGGTGAAGACGAAAAAGTATATGGTTCAGAATTAGATAAACCTATCATTTTAGGTGATGAATCTTACGTAAGTGAAGCTGATGAAGACCTAGAAACTGATATCCCAGTTGATGATACTGATGTACCTACTGAAGACCCACAAGCTCCACCAGTTGACGATACAGAAGTTCCACCAGTTGATGATACAGAGATGCCTCCAGTTGATGACGCAGAAATGCCTCCAGTTGAAGATTCAGAGATACCACCAGTTGAAGAACCAGCACCAGCTGGTGATGAAGTTGAAATTGATGTAACATCTATTGTAAAAGGAACTGAAGAAGCTAAAGCCGCAGCAGAAGCAGCTAACTCTAACGCTGAAACATTATTAAAGAAATTAGATGATTTAGAATCTAGAATTTCAAACATGGATGCATTGGGTAATAAAATTAGCGAATTAGAATTAGAGTTCAAAAAAAGAAATCCAACTCCAGTTGAAAGACAACAATTAATTTCTTTAAAAGGGTTTCCTTTCAATATACCTATAAGTGAATATTGGGAAGATAAAGACGAACAAGATGAAAAAGAAAAAGAATACGTTTTAACACAAAAAGATGTTGATGAATTCAGTGATGAAGACATCAAAAATAGTTTTAACGACTACGATGAAGAAGATATTAAATAAATTAAATCCTCTTAACTGAGGATTTTTTTTTATTTTGTTTTAAAAAAATTTGCATTTAGTTAATTAGTGTAGTATATTAGAAACAATAAAATTTATGTTTCAGATACTTGACTTTTTCAAATTTTGAAGTATATTTAATTTAGATTTTAAAAGTAAAATAAATAAGTAATAACAGTAAAAAAAAAAGAGTAAAAATGAGTAATCAAAAAGACACGCTATCAGAAATGTTAGCACAGTACGAAAAGAACAATTCGCCTAAGTTCGAAAAAAAGGCTGAAAAGGTTTACGACCTTAAAAATTATTTCAACACTTACATCAAAGAAGGTGTAAAAAGTGCAGTTAAAGAAATCAGAATTTTACCTACACAAGATGGTTCTTCTCCATTCGTAGAAGTACATGGTCACAAAGTCTTAATTGACGGTGAGTACAAAACTTTTGCATGTTTAAAACATGAGAAAAACGAACCATGTCCATTTTGCGAAGCTTACGATGCGTTAAGAGCAACTGGTAAAGAATCTGACAAAGAATTAGCTAAAAAATACAAAGCACGTCAAATGTATGTTGTTAAAGTAATTGACAGAGAACGTGAAGACGAAGGAGTTAAGTTCTGGAGATTTAATCATGATTATCGTAAAGAGGGTGTTTATGATAAAATTCATGGAGTTTTAACAGCGTTAAAAACTAACCGTAATTTTACAGACCCAGAAAATGGTAGAGATTTAGCTATTACAATTAATAGAAATCAAAACAACATTCCAGTAGTATCAGCAATCGTTTCAATGGATGCAACACCATTACACACTGATAATGAAATCAAAGAAGAATGGTTATCTGACTCAAGAACTTGGGAAGATGTATATTCAGTAAAATCTTATGAATATTTAGAAATCATTGTTAAAGGTGGTATTCCAGTATGGGATAAAGATGAGAAAAAATTTGTTGACAAAGAAACTTTGAAAAACAATGCATCCTCTGAAGATTCAAAAATGGAACAAGAATTAACAATGGGAGTTGAAAATGTAAAAGCTAATATCCAAAGTGCTTCTACAACTAAAGCTGAACCAGTTGTTAATGAAACTGCTGCAACATCTGAAGAAGATGATTATGATTTACCTTTCTAAGGTAAACAAAGAATTAAAAAGAGGTTTTCGAACCTCTTTTTTGTTCTAAAATAATAAAGTATTAAAAATTAAAAGTAATGGCTAAAAAACCTACAAAAAGTCCTATAGAAAAAAAAGAATTTGATTTAAGTGCATTTAAAAAATCACAAGGATTAGATTTTCAAATAAGAGAAAAAGAATTGGCATGGATTCCATTGTCTGAAGCTTTTCATGATGCTGTTAAGGTACCTGGGATTCCAATCGGTTATTTTACTAGTTTTAGAGGTTATTCAAATACTGGTAAATCAACTGCTATATATGAAGCTATCGCTGGTTGTCAAAAATTAGGTATTTTACCTATTATTTATGAAACTGAAGGTAACTGGAACTGGACACACGCTAAAAACATTGGTGTTGAATTTGAAGAAACAGTTGATGAAGAAACTGGTGAAGTAAATTATGTTGGTGACTTCATATTTTTACAAGGACCAGACTTATTAAGAATGTATTCTACTTACGACCACCAACATAGTAAAATGATGACTAAACCATTAAGGTATGAACCAGTGGTTGAAGACATTTCATTTCACATGAATACTATGATGGATGCACAACAAGAAGGTACACTACCTAGAAACGTAGCTTTCTTTTGGGATTCAGTTGGTTCAATTAACTGTTTCAAAGGTGCGACATCTAAAACTACTAACAACCAATGGACAGCTGGTGCATTAGCGACATGTTTCAAATCGTTAATAAACTATAGAATTCCAGCTTCTAGACGTGAAGATTCAACCTACACAGCAAGTTTTGCTGTTGTGCAGCAAATTTGGTTAGATAACGAAAATAAAGTTATTAAACACAAAGGTGGTGAAGCGTTTTTCTACTCACCTAGAATGATATTCCATTTTGGTGGTATCTTAACTCACTCAACAGATAAATTAAAAGCAGTAAACAAAGGTAGTGAATATCAGTTTGGTGTTGTAACTAGAATCAGATGTGAGAAAAACCAAGTTAATGGTGTGGAACAAAAAGGAACTATTGCGTCAACACCACACGGTTATTGGAACCCAAATAAAATTGATGAATACAAAAAAGAATACAAAGATTTCTTGGGTAGTCATTTAGATATGGGTTATGGTGATTTTGAAATCCAAACCGAAGAGATAGGGTTGAGCAGAGAAGATATGTCTGCTTAATCAATTGTTTAACAATTAAAATTTATGCTGTGAATAAAAGACCACCAAGAAATGGTGAAGCGTTAAAAAAAATAAAAAATACATTATTGGTAGATGGCAATGCTCTTTTCAAAAGAGCATTTGCTGGTGCCAAAGATGAATACAACGACAAAGGAGAATTTGTTGGAGCTTTATACCAGTTTATCACACTAGTTAGAAAAATGCTAGTGGAAGATTTATACCATCAAGTCTATATATTTTGGGATGGTAAATTAAGCGGCTTAGAAAGGTTTAAAATATACGAGCCATACAAGAGTAACAGAAACAAAGATTTCGTTAATCTAACAGAGTCTATTGACGAAGAACAAGCAATACAATTACAAAAAATCTGGTCTTACTTAAATGAATTTTATGTGAGGCAATTTAACTATGACTATATTGAAGGTGATGACCTAATAGCATATTATTGTCTTAATAAAGAACCAAATGAAAAAATCACTATTTGTACGAACGATACAGATATGGCTCAACTAATCAACGAAGATATTAAAATTTATTTTCTACATATTAAGAATTATGTTGATATTAACAACTTTTCTTCGTACTTTAGTTATCATGTCGAAAATGCTGCCCTAATAAAAACAATGATTGGCGACACATCAGATGTGATAAAAGGGATTAAAGGGTTAGGGTTAAAAACATTGCTGCAACACTTCCCACAGTTAAAAGAAGGAGTATTAACTTTAAATGAAATAATAGATGAAGCAAAAAAATTGCAAGAACAAAGATTAACAGAAAAAAAGAAACCTTTAACGGTTCTAAACAACATCATTAACGGAGTTACTGATGGTGTACAAGGCGAAAAGATTTATGAGATTAACAATAGACTTGTAAATTTAAAGTATCCAATGATTTCAGAAAATGCAATAATTGAGTTAGAAAGATTAAAAAACGGTACTTTGGATGGTACTGGTAGAAACATAAAGAAAATAGCACAATACATGCATGAAGACGGAATTGACAAGATAATAGGTGAAGTAAGAAATGAAGATTACTTAGTACCTTTTAAAAAATTAATAGAAAGAGAAAAAAACTTAATTTAAAATAGAATATATGAGCACAGAAAGAGAAAACACTTCAAAAAAGTTTGAAGAACAAAGATTTGAATTTGTATTGTACATTAATAACAATATAATTTGTCAGAGATATTTTAACATTCGTGATTACAACGAAGAAATATTAAAGTCTTTTGAATTAAAAGAGTTAGTAGATAGAATTACTGGCCTTAGTAACGGTGATTTTGGTAGTTTAGGTATTATACCTAAGTATCTTCAAAAGAAATCTATGGAATATTTATGGGGTAATTTTAACCCATACATGGTACCTAGTGAAGAGGTAGCAAAACCAACAACTGATAAAGTAGATAATTTCCAATTCGAAATTAAAGTTGATAAAAAATCAGTTATAAAAAGTGAGTTCAGCGGCAACTTATTTCCACCTAAAGTTAGGTATTCTGTAGATGTTAGAGAGATTATCCCATCAATCATGAATGAGATAAGAGGTTACTTTAGTCAAAAATCATATACGATGGTTGGTGCTTAGGCCAACCATCATATATTTATAATAACAAGTTTTTAAAAAATAAAATAATGGCAAAAATAGATAAAAATAGTTTGGCTTATTTGGGTTATGATTATCAGTTAAGATTCATAGCACAAATGTTAACAGATAGACGATTCGCTAATAACATTTTAGACATAGTAGACCCAAATTATTTTGAAGATGCGTATTTACGTATCGTAGTTGCCACGTTGAAAGAAGCTAAAGACAAAGATGACGTTATCCCAGATTTTAGTAGTTTACAAATTAGATTATTAGAGGATGTTGATAACGAGCAGCAAAGAAAGTACTTAATATCTCAACTTAGAAAAATACAAGAAGCTGATTTAAATGATAGTTATAAAATCAAAGATATAGCTATGAAATTTTGTAAGCAGCAAGAAATGAAAAAATCTATTACTGAGATTAATAAAATCATAAGCAAAGGTAACATCGAAGATTATGAACAATGTGAAGCTATTTTAAGAAAAGCTTTAGAGCATGGTGACAATAAAGACGATGGTATGAACGTTTTTGATAGTATAGATACAGTTTTAGAAGAAGATTTTAGAAAACCAATACCAACTGGTATTAAAGGTTTAGACGAGATTATGGACGGTGGTTTAGCTAAAACAGAATTAGCTACCATATTAGCTCCTTTCGGTGTTGGTAAAACAACAATGATTACAAAAATTGCAAATTCAGCTATGAATCAAGGGCTGAAAGTTTTACAAATATTCTTTGAAGATAACCCAAAAGTTATCCAAAGAAAGCATTTATCATGTTGGTCTGGTTTTGACTTAAATTCATTATCGTTTCACAAAGAAGACCTTATGAAAATGGTTGAAGAGATGACAAATGGTAAAGGTCAATTGAAACTTAAAAAGTTTTCAAGTGATGGTACTACTATTCCAGTCATTAGACAATATGTTAGGAAACTAATAGCACAAGGTTGGTATCCAGATATTATATTATTAGATTACATAGATTGTGTTGAACCATCTAGAAAGTTTGATGATGTTAATGCTGGTGAAGGCAGCGTTATGAGACAATTTGAAGCAATGCTCTCTGAATTAGACATAGCTGGATGGACAGCAATTCAAGGTAACAGAAGTTCAATCAAAGCTGATGTTGTTGAGGCTGACCAAATGGGTGGTTCAATTAAGAAAGCACAAATTGCACACTTTGTTGTTTCTATTGCAAAAACATTAGACCAAAAGAATGATAACACTGCAACTATGGCTGTTTTGAAATCACGTTTTGGTAAATCTGGTATTATCTTTGAAAATATTAGATTTGACAATGCTAAGATACAAATAGATATGGGTCAAAGTAGTGGTGCTAAAACACAAACACAACACAAAAACGATAAAACTGTCAACGAAACTAAAAGAGTTGCATCTGTTTTTGATGCTAGTAAAACTAGAGACAATGTGTTAAATGCTTTAAATGTTCCAAAAGAAGAATAATAATTAAAAAACAAAAAAAAGAATGTATTTAAAAGACAAGACATTAAAAAAAAGGTATTCCATTTTCCCAATCATACACAATGATTTATGGGAGATGTACAAAAAAGCTGAAGCACAAACATGGGTGGCTGAAGAACCAGATTTATCTAAAGATAGATTTGATGAATTGAAAGAAGAAGAAAAAATATACTTAAAAAATATATTAGCTTTCTTCGCAATTTCAGATGGGTTAGTAATTGATAATTTAGCAACAAACTTTTTAAATGAAGTTGAAATCCTAGAAGCACAATACTTCTATGGTCACCAAGCATTTATTGAGCAAGTACATGCTAATGGTTACTCTTTATTGATTGAGACTTATATCAAGAACTTAACTGAAAGAGAAGAACTATTTAATTCAATGGAAACAAATCCAGCAGTTGCTAAAAAAGCAGCATGGGCTGAAAATTGGATTAGTCATCCATCATTTGGTCACAGACTTATTGCTTTTGCTTGTGTAGAAGGAATATCTTTTGCTAGTGTTTTCTCTGGGGTTTTCTGGTACAGAAGTCGTAACAAAATGCCAGGTTTAGGTGCAATGAATGAATTGATTCTACGTGATGAAACATTCCATTATGAATTTGCACTTAACTTGTATAAAAACTACTTAAAAGATGAATATAAGCTATCAAAAGATGAACTTAGAAACATTATTTTAAGCTGCTACGAAGCAGAAAAACTATTTGTTGAACAAAGTATGCCAGATGGTTTACAAGGTCTTACAAAGCAAGATATGGTTAAATACGTACAGTATGTTACTGATATCGTTTTGAATGATTTTGGTTGCAAAACTGAGTTCAATGCTAGAAACCCATTAGAATATATGTCTAGAATTGGTTTATCATCTAAAAATAATTTCTTTGAGAAAAGAGAGGGTGAATATACTAGAGTTGAGATACCAACAACGATAGATGGAATGTTTAATGAAGATTTTTAATATAAATTACTATGAGAATAACAAAAAGAGATAAAACAACACAAGCGTTCACACCGAATAAGATTTTAGCTAGAATCAAAACACAAGCCAAAGGGTTAAAAGTTGATTCAGATATTTTATTCCAAGAAGTGATTCCTTTGATAAACGATAATATCACAACCACTGAGATTGATGAGATTATTGCTTTCAAAGCTGCTGATAAAATTATACAACATTCCGACTACTCATTATTGGGTGGTCGAATTTTGTTGTCTAGACAATCTAAATTGATTGGTAAAGAATTACAACCAGTTGATTTAACTTATGACTTCTTTGCTGCAACTACTTTCTTGACAAAGTATTCAATCAAAGATGAAAATAAAACACCAGTTGAATTACCATCATGCATGTATAATCGTGTAGCTGGTTATTTACATAATGACAACGAAGAGGATTATTTAGAGTTATTAAATGAAATTACAACCAAAAAAGCAAACTTTGCTACACCGACTTATACAAACGCTGGTGTACCAGAAAGAAACGGTATGATTTCATGCAACCTAACACACTTGGAAGATGATTCATTTGAAGGAATCGAAAATACGCTTACTAAGATAGCTTCTGCATCTAAAGAAGGTTCTGGTATCGGATTACTAATTGACCCTCTTAGAAGCAAGGATAGTATCGTAGAATCGTTTAAAGGTAACGCTGGTGGTGTCGTAAGATTAGCCGATATGGTACAAGCTAAAATGAGATTCTATAAACAAGGTTCTCGTTCTGGAAGTTGTGCATTATACTTATCAGTATGGCACAGAGATATCTTTGATTTCTTAGATTTAACGTTGCCTATTGGTGATGAGCAATTAAGAACTAGAGATTTATTTACTTCTGTAGTAATCAATGATTTATTCATGGAAAAACTACAAAATAATGAAGATTGGTATTTGTTCTGTCCAAATGACATTAAAAAAGCTGGATTAACACCACTTTATGAGTTGCATGGAGAGGCATTTGAAGCTGAATATTATAAAGCTGTTGAATTAGGATTGGGTAAAAAAGTTAACCCTAAAGACATCTTTGACTCACTTATCAAATCACAAGTAGAAAGTGGAAAACCATACGTTATGTTCAAAGATAATGCGAACAAACGCAACATGCAAAGAAACATTGGTATTATCAAACAATCTAATTTATGTATTGAGATTTTCCAAGCGTCTAGACCTAAGTATACACCACAATGTACATTGGCATCAATCAATTTGGCTGAACAAGATTCTTTGGAATCAATTGCTAAATCAACCAAAATTTTGGTTAAAGCATTGAACAAAGTTGTTGATAAAAACAAATGGTCTGATGATTGGAGTGAAGCTGCTGGTATGGACCAAAGAGCATTGGCTATTGGTGTTGCTGGTATGGCTGACTTCTTTGCTAAAAGAAAAATTTCTTATGAGAGTGAAGAAGCTAAACAATGGAACAAAGATATCACTGAAACAATGTATAAAGCATTCGTTGAAGAGTCAATGAGATTGGCTATTGTAAAAGATAAAAACTATCCATCATGGGAAGATAGTCCGTATTCAAAAGGTGAAACTTACATCGAAGGTTGGTCACCACTACCAGAAGGGCAGCCAATTCCAATGTTAAACAGTTTAGGTTTAGGATTTATGCCAACAGCGTCTTCTGCAATATTATTGAGTGTGTTTGAATCATTTGAACCAGCAACTGCTAACTTATTTACTAGACGTGTAGGTCAAGGAGAATTTTTGGTTGTAAACAAATATTTGGTAAATGAATTAATTTCATTAAACTTATGGTCGCCAGAAATAATTGATAAATTAATTGCCAACCAAGGTAGTGTTCAAAATATTGTTGAGATACCAGAAGACGTTAGATACAGATACAAAGATGTTTGGGAAATCCCTCAAAGAGTATTATTAGATTTAGCGATAATCAGAAACAAATTTGTTGACCAATCACAGTCGTTGAACTTATATCACTCTGACGCTAAATATGGTAAGATTGCTAGTGCACTTATGTATGCGTGGAAAGGTGGATTAAAAACTGGTGTTTATTACACTAGAACTAAATCTAAATTAGAAGCAAATTCAAAATTAGCGTCTAATCAAATTATACAAAATGCTGATAAACCAAAAGACAGTCAATTCGAGTGTTTTGGGTGTTCAGCTTAAAATAAAATAAACATTAAAAAAAATAAGGGGCTATTACGGTCCCTTTTTTTTATTTACCATATTTACTTATAAAAATTTTTAGTTATTATATTTATCTATAAATAATGCATTAAAAATATATAAAGATGGCTAAGTATATCAACATAAATTATCCATTCAAAGACAGTAAAAAAGGTTTTTTGTTAGATTTGAATGAAGACCCAAATCAAGCTTTAAAAGCTGATTTGCTACATTTACTATTAACTCAAAGAGGGCAAAGACTATACATGCCAGATTTTGGGACAAATTTATTAAAATTTATATATGAACCAAATGATGAATTAACTTACGCTGGTATTCTGGAAGAAATAAGAACAGTTACAAAAAAATTCATGCCAAAATTAACTTTCACTGAATTAAAAATTGAACAATCTGATGAAAGTGAATATGCTGCTGTTGTAACAATGCAATATGTAATAACTGAAGGTGTTTTTGAAACAACCGATATAATAGTAATTAAATTATAATTTTATGCCAAATGTAAATTACGACTCTAGGAACTTTGTCGATATTAGAACAGACCTAATTAATTATGTAAAACAATATTATCCAGATATCTATGCTGACTATAATGATGCATCTGTAGGTCAGATGTTAATAGATTTAAACGCTGCTGTTGGGGATATGTTATCCCATAATACAGACAGAATGTTTGCTGAAACACAAATAGATTATGCACAAGAAAGACATTCGTTGTTATCATTAGCTAGAACATTTGGATTAAACATTCCAAATAAGCGTGCTAGTTCAACAATTGTAGATGTAAGTATTACAATACCAGTATTTGGTGATACTTTTGATGTATCATATGCTCCATTGCTTAGAGCTGGGTCACAATTTAATGGTGCTGGTAAAGTATTTGAATTGCTTTATGATACAGACTTTTCAAGCCCATTTAATAAAAATGGTATCCCTAATAGAATAGTAATACCTAATATCAATGCTAACGGTACAGTATTAAACTATACGTTAACAAAAAGAGAAATGGTTGTTAATGGGGCGACAAAAATATTTAAAAGAGTCTTAACAACACAAGATGTTATTCCTTTTTTAGAAATTATATTACCAGATAATAACGTTACTGAAGTATTATCATGTATTACATTACCAGGTACAAATTTACAAGGTCAACCAACAAATTCACAATTCAACAATAGTAATATTAGATGGTATGAAATGTCATCATTATCTGAAGATAAAGTTTTTATCACTGATAACAATAGAGTGACTCAAAATACTACAGTTACGCCAGGTAAATGGATGTCTACATCTAAAAAATTTATTAAAGAATATACTGATTTAGGTTTTACAAAAATAACTTTTGGTGCTGGTTCACAAAATATAAGTAGTTTATGTGATTTTAACGTTGACCCTAGTTTAGTTAATCAAATAGGAAACTTTATAAACAACATGGCATTAGGTGAAATACACACAGCAAATACAACATTATTCATAAAATATCGTGTTGGTGGTGGTAGTGATACTAATGTAGGTCCAAATACAATTACTAATTTAGGACTTTTAGATATGGTAATTAATGGACCTTCTGCTACAATTAATCAAAGTGTTAAAAAGACATTAAAAGTAAATAATATTTTACCAGCTGTCGGTGGTAAAGACGCACCTACAGTCGAAGAAATAAGATACATGGTTAAATATAACTTTGCCTCACAAAATAGAGCTGTAACAATTAAAGACTATCAAACTAGGATTGCACAAATGCCAGGTAATTTTGGTACTCCATTTAGAAATGGTATTTTTGAAGATAGAAATAAAATTGCTGTTTATATTTTAACATTAGATAGAAATGGTAGGTTGTCTAACGAATCAAACACTACATTAAAAGAAAATATATCTAATTATTTAGCTGACTACAGAATGTTAAATGATTATGTTCATATAAAAGACGGTAGGATTATTAATTTAGCAATTGATTACGATGTCATGATTGATGCCAAAGTACCACAATCACAAATTATATCTGAAATTATTAATAAGACTAAGGAGTATATGGATATTAATAAATTTGATATGGGTGATAATATTTATTTATCTCCATTGATTGAAGTTATAAATAATATTGGTGGTGTACTAAACGTAACAAACGTTTCAATTTATAATAAAGTTGGTGAAAATAAATATAGTTTAAATGAAATTTCGCAGCCTTATTTAGATGATGAAACAAGATTAATTGACGTAAGTGCAGATTACACTTTGTTTGGTGAACCTACATCAATGTTTGAAATTAAATTCCCAACAGATATTAGAGTAAGGGTTAAATAATTGTTTACTTATATTAAAATAAATGATATTTTTAATTTCAAATAATAAGTTTTAAAAAATAGAAAAAATGGGATGTAATTGTAAAAATGACAAAAACAACATGCTTAATAAGCAAGATGAATTAAATGGTAATGATATTAATCACGATGAAGAAATAAAAAATTTAAGTTTACCGTATAAGGTAATTTATTATGGTGTTAGAACCTTTGGTTTTATACTTTCATTATTATTGATTCCGATAATTAATATAGTAGCTATTTGGTTTTTATTTAAAACATTAGTTTTAAACAAAAAAGTTAATGTACTAAGTCTAACAAAAACATTAACTAGATGGAAAAAAATGAGAGAACTAGAAGAGAAGGAAAAAGAAGAAAAAGAATATAAAGATTTTGAAGAAGCTGAAAACAAATACTTATACCCAGTTAACAAAATAAAATCTACGATTGAATAAAGTTATATATGTCAAAAACTATTAGAATAAGAACAACACCTAACGGTGGTGATAACTATTTAAAAGTAAAAATAGACCAAGAGTTTGATTACTTAGAAACACTTAGTTTAAAAATTTCACAAGAAGAAGCTTATAGAAATTTTTGTTCTG